ACTAGGGTGGTACTCGTAAGCATAATGCCGTAACTTGTCGCATGTTGGAGTTGTATCCATACAACGTGCACATGCTAGAGGATTACCTCTTTACGTTCTATCATCAGGGCGGGGGGGATATTGTTATCATCACTACCCCGGTGGGTGAGTATATATCTGCGGACTTAATAGATGAGGGCAGTCCTGACCATTGGCATGAGTTAGTGAGTGGATAGAACTCTATGTAGAACTATATGTTATAGCACCATGAGTAAGTATTACACCGACCAGAAGGTGAGGCGTAAGATTGATGCCTTACTAGAGATCAATGCCTGTATCCAGGCTAATATGGGTACTAAGTCTATGTACGATATGGAGAACCCGCGAGCTGCTGAACAGATTTGGTTTCAGTTCTTAGTGGAGATCCGTAAGATGGACGAGGATTTTTACAATGTCATCTCTACCAATGAGGAGAAGGAGATGGTAACTAAGAAAATCTATAATAAGCATAGGTTCCGGGAGACTGCTGAAGCAGACGTATAATTTTCCTATATTTCGGGTAAACTATTGTCATGGAAATTGTCAAGCCCGGGATAGAGTATCGGCTGCACAACTTCAAGTCAGAGACTGAGTACCAGACAGTACGCTTCACGGAGAAGACAGCTACTGGTTTCAACCCAGGTACGACCAATGAGGAGGTGGTGAGTATGCTCATCGATCGTCTATATGCTTTACAGAACAAAAACTTTTCTGTAGAGAATCAGTGTTGCATCATCTTGCTTAAGCAGGTACGGACGTTGCTAAAGAAGCGTTTAAACCGCAAGATTGATCGCGTAAATAAATACCAAGAGAATGCAGCTGGAGATCAAAACAAGTAAGAAAAGTTTTACGCGTCATTACCTAGAGCTATTAAATGGTATCTTAAAGCTGACTCCACGTGAGTTAGATTCTTTGTTACTGTTTCTGGAATTTGACCAGGATATAGCATGCAGTATGCAAGCTCGTAAGCACGTAGCACAAGCTATGAGCTTCAAAAGTGTTAGCGTACTCAACAACTATGTAAAGAGCCTAAAGGATAAAAAAGTGATTTACAAGGACGACCACGGGGTGTATCGTTACAATGACATTGTAAAACCTGATGGCAACCTCAAGTCACTTACCTTCAAATTCGTCGTCACCCCGACCACTGTTCAATCTACAGTATGAAGTGCAGACCCTTGACTTGCTGTTTTCTTTTGAGCTGTCAATGTCCGCAGAGCTTGAGGACCGTAGCATACTGTATGAAACAGAAATGTCTCTAGGTAAGAACCGCTACTTTATAACCTACTACGTATATGCCACGCCCGAGTAAACTAATGGAGGAGATAATCCAAGAGATTGTCGAAGAGGATGGTGGCACTTATGAGGAAGTTGCTTTAGTGGTTATGAGTCAATTTGAATTTCTGCGTAAACACATGGAACACGGTGCATTCAGCACAGTACGTATGCCCTACCTAGGTAAGTTCTATGTCAAACCCAGCAGGTTATACCGACTAAACAATGCGGTTATTCAGAGAAGAAAGTTTTAAGGTTGTAGTAGATACAGAGCTTAAGCTTATACCGGAGTTCAAAGCGTTGCTCACACGTGACCGTACGAAGGATAAAAAAGAAGCTTTAAAGGAGTTTAGCTATATCTATTTCAACTACGACCACAAGTCGCCATACTACATCTACCCGGAGGAAGAGCGGCGCTTACGCGTATCAGTAGATACCGGGTTAGGTAAAACCTACAAGCCCGATGAAAAAGTACAAGCAGCTATTACAAAGTATTTGGCACTCTCAAAAACTCCCACTCTTAAAAGTCTTACATCTATTCAGGAGGGTTTGCTTACGAGCAGCCGTCTCATTGATTCGTTACGTGAGCGCATTGACTCTGCTCTTGCTGATCCTGATTTGGAAGACATTGACCCTGTGGTACGCTCCGTTACGCGCATGCTTGAAATTGCCGAGAAGCTGCCAAAAGCCATCGAAAACATCTCAACCCTTGAAGAAAAAGTTAGGAAAGAAGAGTCAGACGATACGCGTATTAAAGGTGGGGGTAAAAAAGGTTTATTCGAAGACTAATGTTAGCCAACACAATAGCATTTAGTTCTGCGGCTAGACATTTTTTAGAACATGGTTTCTACTGCGGTGACCCAGAGGGCAGTGCAGCATACTATGAATACTGGTCCCAGGAGTTACGGCGTTGCATCGATGGGTACACTGTAGGTGATACTACCATTACCGGCCACCATTACTTCTATCTGAACTACGTACAGATAAAGTTGACTGACAAGAGTAACCGGAAAATTGTAAGCTTCCCCAACTTTTGGGATGGGGATTATGAATACTTCTGGTTGCAGGATATAGCCCGTAACGGGATCAAACCAGTTGATTACAAAAAACTGAACCTGTCTACAGTTGTAGACCAAGCCCATATGAATGGTGGGCGTCATATGATTGTAGGCAAAGCACGGCGTAAGGGATTCTCATATAAGAATGCTGCACTTGTGACTAATACGTTCAATACAGAACGTAACAGCTATACTTTGCTGTGCGCGTTTGACAAAAAGTATCTGTATCCTAAAGGTATTATGGCAATGGTTACAGATAACATGAACTTCCTAAACGAACATACCGGTTGGGCTAAACGGCGGCAGGTGGTAGATAAGCAAAACCACAGACGCGCTAGTTATATGGAGTACATGTCAGGTCAGCAGGTAGAGAAAGGCTACAAGTCTGAAGTAGAGGCAATAACATTTAAAGACAACCCAGACGCTGCACGTGGTAAAGACGCCTCTATTGTCATCTTTGAGGAGTGTGGGGCCTTTGACAATCTCAAAGCATCTTACCTGGCTACAAAGCCTACTGTAGAAGATGGCGGCATCACCACCGGACAGATGATTCTTTTCGGTACTGGTGGTGATATGGCTGGAGGTACTATAGACTTTGAAAGTATGTTCTACAATCCAGAGGCATACAACCTATTACCAGTTACCAATATTTGGGACGAAGGTGCAGATCATACAACCTGTGGGTACTTTTTTCCGGCGTACAAAAACAAAATTGGGCACATGGATGCTATGGGTAATAGCGACGTGCAAGGTGCTAAACAAGCGGAAGACGCTACACGTGAGCAAATCAAACGTGATTCAAAAGATGCGGGGGTACTTGATAAGCATATTACAGAGTACCCCTTCACACCTAAAGAGGCATTTCTGCAGCACACAAGCAACATCTTTCCTACCGCAACACTTTTGGAGTGGCGCAACGAGCTAGTGCGGTCTGGCATATACAAGTCGCTTGCAGTCCCCGGCCACCTGATTCAAACTAAAGATGCGTTGAAACTGCAGCCCGATGATCGCTTGCGTCCTGTACTAAAATTTCCTACGCAACGTGGGGACGATACTACTGGGTGTGTGGTTATGTACCAGGCTCCTTATCGTCAAAATGGAGAGGTGCCTAGAGATTTGTATATCATTGCTCATGACCCCTACGCGCAAGATGGACGGGGGCAGTCCTTGGGTGCAGCTTATGTTATAAAGCGTGTAAATAGTATAAGTCAGCCAGATGATATGATTGTTGCGTCTTATATCGGCAGACCGGATACGCAGGATGAATACAACAATACACTATTTTTGTTGGCAAAGTATTATAATGCCGGTATTGGCTTTGAGAATGATCGAGGTGAAATCATTCCATATGCAAAACGGCATAAGCTGATGCACTACCTATTGCCAGAGGTGGAAATCTTTGACAAGACAGATAATGTGCGTATACGCAAACTCGGCCGAAGCTACGGTATGAGTATGGGTAGTAAAGAACGTAAAGGGCAAGCAGAAATTTATTTGCGTGACTGGCTCAAAACCCCAAGAGGTAGGGATGAGTCAGGAACACAAAAGTTAAACTTGCATAGTATTTATGACCTAGCACTAATTGATGAACTAGTAAAGTATAACCGGAGAGGTAACTTTGATAGAGTATCTGCCCTAATGGTCGGCATGTTTCATTTGAAAGACCTACATGCAAGAGAAGTACAGATTGTTGAGCAACAGACCGAAAACACTTTTTTTGATAGGCCTTTCTTTTCTTAAACTGATTTGAATGTACCAGATTCCCAAACAAAAAATAACTAGGTCTCGTAAGACTAAAGATTGGGCACGTGAGTGTATTAAGGCTTTTATTAATCGTTCGTCATTTAGCACGAGCACAAAGCACACACTGCAAACTTATTATGAAGCCTATAACGGCAATTTGCGTGAGGCTGATTATAACTACGTCACTAATCCTTATAACAGTGAGGCGTGGTCTAAAAAGAACTTTCCAGCTCGGTTGAGGAACTACAATATTCTTAAACCAGTTGTAGATCTATTGCTTGGAGAAAAAGCTAAGCGACCCCTGGCATATCAAGTTGTAGTGCGTAATGCAGATATCTCTAGTCGCTATGATAAGTACCGCAAAAAACAGATAGAGGAGTACATGGAGCAGCTCATTATTAATGAGGCTAATGCTGCAGGTATTGACACAGGTATGCCAACTCAGGAGTTGCCGGTGCCTGAAGAGCATATGGAACAAGTGCTTCAAAACTATCGAGATGCCCGTGCCATTATTGGACAAGAGGTTCTAAACTATCTTTTTGATTGGTTGACGATGGAGGACTTGGTGCAAAAGCTTTTCTTCGATTGGCTTGTTGCAGGAGAGTGCTATACATACAAAGATGTTTGTATGAATGATGTAGAGTACTCTGTTGTATCTCCTTTAGACATTGATTTCGAGAAAGGTCCAGATGTAGACTACATTGAAGATGCTGATTGGGTAGTGCGCCGTCAGATCATGAGTGTCAATCAAGTAGTTGACCGGTTTTATGATGTACTGTCGCCTAAGGACATTGACCAATTAGAAATGCCGACTGCAAAACATAGAGATGGCTATGGTGGAGCGCAGAGCATGTTTATTACTAAACCAGAAGATGATGAGTCCGACCGCATGGTAGAAGTGCTACACGTCTGCTGGAAGTCATTTAGTCGTGTAGGTATCTTGAGCTATGTTGATGAGTTAGGTCAGCCTCAGGAAATGGTAGTAGACGAGGCATATAAAAAATCAGAAGGGGACGATATCACCTACTATTGGGTTAATGAAGTTTGGGAGGGATACCAGATTGATAAAGACATTTACGTATCAATCAATCCTCATCGGGTCCAGCGCAATGAGATGAATAATATTTCGGTCTGTAAGATGCCCTATAATGGCCGCATCTACAGCAATCGACATAGCGATAACATCAGCATTATCTCTATGGGCCTGGCGTATCAGATTCTTTATAATGTTTTCCATTACCGCTTAGAGTTGTCTATTGCGAAAAACAAGGACAAGATTATGCTGATGGAGATGAACACTATTCCTAAACGTCACGGGTGGGACGAGGAAAAGTTCATGTACTACGCAGATGCCATGGGATTTGCCTTCATTGACTCTACTGCAGAAGGTAAAAACAATGAGCGAGTCACGTTCAACCAGTATCAAGTGTTGGATATGTCTTTGGGACAGTACATCGCTGCACAATTTCAACTTCTTCAAGCAATCAAAGCTGAATGGGAAGAAATGATAGGTATAAGCCGGCAGCGTAAGGGTCAAATTAAGACTAGTGATGGCGTTGGTACTACTGAACGAGCTGTATTCCAATCAAGCGTCATTTCTGAAGAGCTATTCCGTCGTTTTGAGGCATTTATTGAGAAAGAATACCAAGGATTGCTAGATACCGCTAAGATTGCGTGGCGTGAGGGCAAAAAGATGACCTATGTCACTAGTGATTTGCGTACAGCAATGGTAAATATTGATCCGGAAGACTTTCAGGAGTCTGAGTATGGGGTATTTGTAAAGAATACTAGCCGTGAGCAGGACAAGCTTACTCAAATGCGCAATATGGCGTTGTCATTTGCTCAAAATGGCAGTGAACCTAGCACTATTGCTGAAATTCTTGACAGTAACAACTTCAGTAAAATCAAGGGGTACTTGCAGGATGTGGAAGACAAGCGGAAAGCAATGCAGGAACAACAAGAGCAGATGCAGCAACAAATGGCGCAGCAACAAAGCGCGGCACAAAAGCAGTTGCAAGACGAGAAACAAGCTTTTGAAGCTCAGCAAAATGAATTGGATCGAATGAACCAACTAGAGCTGAAGAAAATGGATGTTGCCTTAAAACTGTCTTCAGATGCTGATGGGAATGGCCGCAGAGATGAAATTGACCGTGCTAGATTGGAGGTAGAAAGACAAAAAGTGGAGGTGCAAAAGCAAAAAGGTTGATATAATTAAAAAGAATTTAGAGCATATAAAATCCGTCATATAAAACGGTATAAATATTATTTTTACAGCAATGAATAAAGAAGAGTCACTCGATTTGAGCCAGGTAAGCGTTGCAAACCTGCTTAATGCTGATGCTCCAAGTAGTATTCCTACACCAGAAGTGGAAGAATCAGAGCAAGAAGCCCCTGCAGTTGAAGAAAGTACAGAAAAACCTGTAGAAACGGAGGCAGCAGAAACATCAGAACCTGTTGCAGAAGTAGCACAAGAAACTGTAGAGTCTGAACCTGAATCCGGTGATACTTCACAAGCTGAAGAGCTAGGTGTTATAGATACCCTCAGGCAGAAATTTGGCTATGAAGTACAAGGAGAGTATGGGGAGGATTACGATGGTGTAGTAGACTTTACTACTCAAGTAGCAAATGAAATGGCTAAAGAACAGTTAGATACTGTTTTTGGGCAGTTTCCTGACGTAGAGCAGTATTTGCAGTTTCGATATAATGGAGGTGATCCAAAAAAATACTTTCAAGCTACCAGTCCTGAAGTGGACTTTTCAGCTGTAGAACTGAGTGAGGATGATATCTCAATGCAACGGTTGGTTGTACAAGAGCATCTGAGCAAGCAAGGATATACTTCAGAAGAAGTAGCAGAAACTGTACAGGAGTATATTGATGCAGGAATTTTGCATCGACAGGCTAATAGAAGCTTAACCAAGCTACAAGCATATCAAGAAAAACAAGCTGCACAACTTATTGAGCGTCAGAAAGCTGATGCTGAGCAGCGCCAAAGTCAACTTCAAGAACAATGGGGGACAATCAAGACCACTATTGATAAAGGAACTCTCAGGACATTTGAGATTCCTAAAGCTGATAAGAATAAGTTTTATTCTTGGATGAGTGAAGCTGTAGACAACCAAGGACGTACTCAGCGGTTACTTGACCGGGAACAAATGGACTTGGAAACACAGCTTGCTATTGAATACCTAGCATGGAAAAAGTTTGATTTAAGCAAGCTGGTTTCTGCTACACAGAATACAAAGAAGGCTCAGAATCTTAAAGCTAAACTTCAGCAAACGCAGACTGCTAGTCGCCGCATGAAAGGAGGCACTAACTCTGCTCAAAAAGCCCCACAAAAACTTCCTTCATTGAAAGATCTCTTATAACCCTTAATATAAATCCCTTTAATTATGTCTGCTGACAACATTAAAAAGCTACGTCTTTACGAAGACACTTTTAATAGCTCATCTATGACTGATGAGAACAGCCTTGCCGCTGCACTCCTCACTCAACCTGATGTGCTGTCCCCTGTTATTACTCACCTTTCCGGCCAGGAGGATAAGCGTTTCCCGCTTTCTTTCTTGACTGAAGGAGTGGGTGCAACTAAGTACATCAACGACGTTGAGTACGATTACCCAGTGATGGGCCGTATGAATAAGGCACTTGAGTGTCTTGATCAGTCGGGTACTGGCGCAAACCACACCCGAGTTAAGCTGACGTTTAATGAGCGTTGGTTTGTTCGCCAGTATATCATCGAAGCACCAGACGGAACTCAGCTCCGTATCATGGACGATCCCACTCCTGTGGCAAACGGCTATGAGTACAGCTGCCAGTTCGTCAACTCTGATGGTGTTGGTGATAGCTCCGGTGCAGCTCTTAAAAACAAGTTGTTTGTTCAGTTGTACGCACCTGCTGCAATGAGCGGATCACGCGGAAACGAGAGCCACTGGGTCGCACCGTCCAAGATGCGTAACCAAATCAGCTTGATTCGTAAGTCTTACGCATACGAAGGCAATATGCCTGACCGTGTTGTGAACTTCGAGTTTAATGTTGGCGGGCGTTCTACTAACCTCTGGTATGACTTTGAAGAGTATCAGCACATGCTCCGTTGGAAGGAGGAGACTGAATATGCTTTGTGGTACAGCCAGTACAACCGGGATGCTAACGGTCTTATCCACCTCAAGGACGACAACGGTAAGCCGATTACTCTCGGTTCCGGTGTCTTTGAGCAGATTCCGAACGTTGACACGTACTCTGAGTTGACGACTGCTAAGATTAAGTCTGTTGTCCGTGACGCTCTCTATGGCGCTACTGACGCTCAGCAGATGAACATCGTCCTCTTCACCGGTATTGGTGGAATGGAAGAGTTCGACAATGCTATGAAGTCTGAAATCAATGCCGGTACGTACATTAAGAATACGGATCCGTCTAGCTTCATTACTGGTTCTGGTAGCAACCTCCAGTTGGGTGGGTACTTTACTTCTTATCAGCACATTGATGGTCACGTTATCACTGTTCGCCACTTGCCTCTGTTTGACCACGGAGCACGTGCCCTGAACAGTGATCGTCACCCAGTGACTGGTTTGCCGCTTGAGTCTTACCGTATGGTATTCCTCGATATGAGCACTTACGATGGTGAAGCAAACGTTCAGTACATCTCTCGTCGTGGTCGTGAGTTGGTCCGTTTCGCTGTAGCCGGTGCTACTGTGCCTCCAGGCTTCGGTGGAAACGCTCTTCGTGCTACTGATGTGGATGGTTCATCAATCCACTTTATGAAGGAATGTGGTGTGGCAATTCGCCGCGCTACAAACTGCTTGCTTCTTGACTGCGTTAAGTCATAAGTAGGTTTTGGTTAAGATGGGGGGAGGTGTGATGCCTCCCCTTTTCTTCTTTTTAGAAACTCAATAGATACAATAGATATGTCATCACATCTTATTACAATCAATCGTCGTGCTAATTCGACAAACCTACCCACTGAAGTATACAACGAGTCTAAGCGTAAGCTAGGTTCTGTATTTACTAAAGGTGGAGACATTATTCGTGGCCTTTCATTTGCTGAACAAAAACAGTATCTGCCAGAAATCTTGGGTGTAAGCCCTACAGATGCTGACTTTAGCCGTAAGTGCCGAGAATACTTTTTGAACTTGAATATTGAGGTGCCTATGGGCGGTCTAGATCTTGAAATCGGTCTTGACGAAAATGGACATCCTCTCAATATTGTAGACTACATTAAGTACAAATTCGCTTGTGCCCATCCTTTTGTTGTACAGGACGAGACAGAATTGACTTCGAGTAAGCGGCATCAATACTATATAAGCGATACGCGTAAAGAGTTGAAAGAAGCCAGTGCAAACTTGGTTGTGCGGAAGGATGCATACAAGGAGTACATTAAGCTGTCTGACAATGAAGATCGTATGAATATGGTCCTTCTAGTGTATGGATATAATCCAAAGACTATGACAAAGGACGAGAAGGACTTGCAATTAGAAGAGCTGCAGGAGGACAATCCGCTGTATTTCCTCGATATTTGCAACGACAAAAACCTAGAACTGACCGCGCTTATCAATGAAGCGTTGAGTGCAGAGGCCCTTCGTCGAGTTGGCAATAGTATTCTAGATGGTGATATCACCTTAGGAGACTCGATGGAAGAAGCCGTTCTCTTCCTGAAAGACAAGAAAAACTCTAACGTATTGACGGCAGTCAAAGCCAAGCTAAAGGCTTTCGCATGAAATGACCGTCCAAGAGATGCATCGAGCCGTAGACCAGGGGCTACAAAAGGTAGCTTCCTCGGTCTATGATTACTTTCTTCCGGAAGAGGTTGACTTTTGGTTAAACCGTGCGCAAGAGAGGTACATCAAACATCGTCTCTTTGAACGGACAGACCCAAAGAAGATAGGCTTCGAGGGTAATGTAAAGCGTATGGATGATCTCCGTATGCTTATTCAGGTCGATTATCAAGATCAGGTTATACCAAACAACACAATTGACTTTGTGGACTTTGACCTGCCCATTGACTATATGTTCTTGGTAAATGCTCGTGTAGGTCTTCATGTAGATTATTACAGCAGCACAGTTACTACGGATGATCCTGAAATAGTTAGGGAAGTACGTATTGTTGAGCAGGACAAAGTATACGCGCTGCAGCAGAATCCTTTTGCCAAAAGCAAGCATGAATATCCTATTGCAGTCATCTATGAAGACGAAGTTCGAGTCTTCCAGGATAACGAAAAGTTTATATTAAAAACACTGTTCCTCGATTACCTACGCCAACCAGTTGACATTACCCTTGCAACAAGCGTAAATTGCGAGCTAGCAGAGCACACGCACCACGAGATTGTTGATCTAGCGGTGAAAAGCATCATCGAGGCCATAGAGTCGCCACGATACCAGACTACTTCTATTGAACAACAACAATCTGAGTAATGAATAATCTCATTTCTACGCTTGTGGTGGAGGCCTTGGATGGCAACACAGCACAAAA